ATTTGGTTTCTTCAAATAGCAAAACTTAATCTTCTCTCCATTCTGGATTAAAGAATATTTCTGATCAAGTTTGTTCTTCTTGATATAATGATTGAAAAGAAGAGCGCCGCGACAGTGGATGGGAGTTCCCTTAGTATAAATGTCGGAGTGAGATTTGTACTTGGTGACATCAGAGACAGAGCGAGGGAAAGAAATATCTTCAGGAGGAAGTTGTTTGAACTCCGTTCTACTCTTATCAATGAATTCAATTACATCATCTTCAGTTCCAGTCATCAGAATATTAAAGGCATCTTTCAACATCTTCCTACAGGGTGCAGGAGTAGATGATTTAACAGACTCAATACCCATCACTTTTAGTTTGGGTTCTGCATATGCAACGCCTTCACTATTCCATACGTTAAGAATGTATCGCTTCTTCGCAGTCCAGATACCACGATCAGCAATGTTCTCACGCTTCATTTGCATTTTCTGATCATACGCCGAGACATAGTTCGCCAATTCCTGGTAACACTTCTCGATGTATGGTTCAAACTTGTCCTCGCAGATCTTATCAAGTAATCCCACAATCTTTGCTTTATCGCCAGACTTATTAGCAAAAAATTTATCAACAAGAGATCCAAGATTAAGATAGATTGAATCAGTGTCAGATGCGATAACATAGTCACCACCTTCTGTTTGTAGCAGTTTATTTAGATATTGATTCATCTTATTCTCAATCCAACGGATAGAGACTTGCCCAGAAAGCGTAATCGCCTCCGCATTGGCCAGTTTATAGTACCTAAAATACTGATTACCGATAGCACCATAAGCAGAGTTGAGTGAGATCTTCTTAGCCATCTGAATATTGTTGCAACGGGCGATCTCTTTCTCCAGTGCCTTAGTTGGAGTCTTTTCATATGCCTGCTTTGCCTGAAGCATTCGCTTCTTGAAAATTACCCGCTCATTATACATCTTGTCCATGAGTTCTGGCAGGAACCCACGAACATCCTTTCGGTACATGGCACCATTGGCACATACCGCATTGTCCTTAAACAACTCAAAATTTATCTCCTCATTAAGTATCTTATCAACTGTTGCCGTTGGGTGTCGTTCCTCCAAAAGCGTCTCTGGGGAGATATTGTACTGCATAATAAGATGAGGGTAGAGAGAGTTAAGATCAAAACTGACAACCCAATCATACTTTCCAGGTTTCGGTTCCTTGACATACGCCCCCGCGTATTTTTCGTTCTTGTGTTCGTTATTTTTGGGAGGAATTACAATATTACGCTTTTTCAAATAATTGTAAATGATATTATCCCACATACGAACTTGATAGAACACGTCACCATAATTTACCTTGGCATCATATGCCATCGTCAATGCAAGTTCAATCAACTTCATCTTGTCTTCAAGACGATCAACAAGTTCTACGTCAACTATGTTGTACTCAATAAACTTTTGCCACCCATTGGTGTAGAAATCTTTAAAGGTATCAAACTCGGAGTGATCTAGTTTCTTCTGTCCCAGTTCTACACTAGCTATGTAGTCCAATCGATATGATTCTTGCGCTTTGTAGGTAAACTTTTTATACAAATCAAGATAATCAAGTTGAGTAACACCACCAATATCAAATGTAATGTGTTTACGTCCTTGAATATAAGTTTCTCCTTCACTCACAAGTCCCCATGGGGAGAATCTCTTCATGAGTTTTTCCCCAAGAACTCTATTCAAACGCTTACAAATATATGGAATATCAAACAGTTGGATGTTCCAACCAGTAATAACATCAGGAACATCCTGCATCCAGTAATTAATGAAGTCACTGAGCAGTGCATGTTCTGTTGAGCAGTAACGATAGGTTACGTTCTTCTGTTTGTTAATAAAAGGTTTTACACCCCAGGTGATAATCTGCTTCGTGGTGTAATCTTGAATAGTAATTGCAAGAATCTCCTCCGTAGCAGACTCTACATCCGGAAATCCTTTTTCTGCTGTAGTCTCAATATCAAGAGTTACCAGTTTGATCTGACTGATGTCAAACTTAACCTCATCTTCAGGATATTTTTCAGAGATGTATTGGTAGATATACCTGTCATTACCGTAGATATTAAATCCCTCAACACCTTCATACTTCTTGTAAAACTCACGGCAGTCCCGTACCGTACCAGGATTAACTTGTTCTACACACTCTCCAGTTAATGTTCTATATTTGGATTCTTTCTTCGACTTCACATACAGAGTAGGAAAGAACTCATCTCTGTGTTCGTATCTCCTACCATTATCAACTCCCCGAACGAGGAATTGATTGCCGATCAACTGAACATTAGTGTAGAAACGCATTACTTAGTGAGCTCTTCGTATTTTTCAAGTAGGGTGGGCATGGGTTCTGTAAGAGTAATAATCTTATCAGAACTAATCATAAAAATATCTTGGCGAGATATATTGATCAACCAAGGTTCCATCGTCCCATCATCCTTTAGAAGCATGGGATTTGTCAACTTACAGTTTGGATCTCCAATCTCTGCGCCAACTTCATCAATCTGACTGATCAGAATCTGATTGTTCTGCATCAGAATCGCTTTGATTATCTTTTCCATAGTCTACAACATCCTCAATGTACATGTCTTTTAGTTTTTCCTTTGGTTCTACCATTGTAACCAACCAATCAGCGGGGACAGGAATGGTTTCATCAGAGGTAAGAGGCATCCAAGGAAATAAAGATACCCTAAAAGCAGAAGTTTGTTCTACTTCAGATTGCTCTGTCAAGATTTGAGAATCTCTAATCTTTACAATACATGGTTTGTTAAGAAAGTATCCTACAACTCTTCTATCTCCTTCTCCCGCTGTCATCTCTGCAACATCAGCAATAATGTCTTCACCAGATTTCAACAGCATCAATTTGATTGTCATCTTAGCATTTTACCTCTCTGTATTTTAGCAAGAAAAAAGAGGGGTGTCAACTGGATTTTGCCAGTTGCCCCTCTGCGGCGACGATATTCAGTTTTATTTAGTCCTTAATAATAATCTTTAATTGCACATCACTCGTATTTTTATTTTGTCTATAACAAGATTTCAATGGAAGAACTTTACGTTCAGTATACCATCCCCACTTATCATACTTAGTGACATATTTAATTTTTTTACACCTATTCCAATCTTTCCTAACCATCACACCTTTTTCAGGATAAGAATATGTCCAGCGGTTTCTTGGTTCTCTCGGATGAGCAATAGCAGGTGAAGTAATTAAAAGTGCAGCAAGTCCAACAAAAATTTTATTCATGAGCATAATTTAAAAGTAAAATTATTTAGAACCAGTCTTTACGTTGATGATGACTAGGAACAATCCTACCCAAGGTAATACTCAGTAACCCATCTTCAAAAGTAACTGATCTAACTTCCGTGTCGTCACTGAGCGTCCAGGCTCGTGTAAAACTCCGTTGAGCCAAACCTTTGTGCAAATACGTTGTTTCCGTTTCTTTATCTTCTTTCTGGCCCTCAATAAAGAGTTTACCATCTTGTGTGTAGACATTGACTTCCTTCTTTTTAAATCCTGCCAATGCAATCTCAATTAAAGATTCTGTGTCACTAACTTGTAAGAGATTGTATGGGGGGTAGTTCGATGTAGTTTCATGGAGATCGAACACTCTATTTAGGTAATCATTCATACCAATAGAATTTTTGGAAATCTTATCCAACAGCGCAGGAAGATCCGACGCAGTATAACGTGCGATTGTCATAATTGTAGCTCCTTTAAAAGCGAGTTTGTGTTGTATGTACCCGTTCGGCGTACACTACTAATTATAGCAGATATGAAAAAAGACGATGTAGTAAATACCACACCGCCTTATAGGGGTTTCCGACTTTTGAAGCGACCGCACGAAAGATCGCAGAATTATTTATTCAGTTTCCTGAGTCTTTCCCTTTTTTCCAATATTATATTTCTGCTCTAAAACCCAATCTGCCTTGTCCTTATATGCAAGCACCTTGATCTGGTTCAAAGGGGCAATATTAAGCACTGAGTCCTCTTTAACAACGCTGATAAGTCCCCAGTCTGACAGGAGTCGCACAATGCGGTTACGGCGCTGTACGTCATTCATAGTGAGGTTTGCGTGCTTGCCATCCAGGGCAAACAGTTCCTTAAAGTGGACGATAAAATATCTTCCCTGCTTATGCAGGATGTGGCAAGACTGATAGAGTTTCTTCTCTTTGCGGGATGCTACTCCGATTCGTGTCAGTGTCTCGCGAACTTTTAGGAAGTCATCAGGTTCATTGAGGAGCACCTCTACCATTTGATCTTGACTCCACTGTACCGTAGGTTCAACCGTAGTACTCATTTTGTTCCTCCAATGTCAAGTCGTTGTTTAATGTAGTTGATCTGTTCTTTAGTCAGAATTTTCAGAGCTTGAGATGCCTTCTCATTACTATACCCATAGTATTGTTTGACACATTCTAGATCCTGGACTTTATCCTTTCGGAGCCAAGGAGAGAATCTCTTTCTTTTCCTCAAAGTATTTAGATAAAATGAATATTGCATATCTTTGTCAATGTGATGGTGAAGGTTCATCTCATTAGCAAACATGATGCAATCAAGGTGCCCAGATAGACAACGATTGACAATGTAAGGAGGATATTCCTTTATATTTTCTGATAGATCTTCTTTATTGAAGTTAATCGAATTCAACCAATCTTTGAGTTCCATTATTTAAATACAGCAGTTACACTAACAATTGTTGCTCCAGGATTTCTTGCTAAGGCAACTCCCCTAGCGTCTTGATAGTCCCGTGCAATCACAGTTTCTTTAAAGACTTTTCCAGCTTTGAACAGAGTTACTTCACAAGTCATCGGATAATCTCCAAATCTGCTCCTGGTTTCCAAATCTCAAGTTGAGTTCTGACTCGATCTTGCGATTGAAGTTTTTCATATCTCTTGGTTGCTTTCTTTTTCCACCAAGTGATTGATTCATCCCAAGTGTGACGAAAGTCTCCAAGATAATATCTTTTCTTTTCAGTGAGTGACATCGCATGTTGAATACATGCATTGAACTCCTCAAGTTTCTCCTTATCTTTCAAAGAGTTCTTGATGATAGAAATCATCTTGACTTGAATCTTCATCTTTTTAGATGACTTGTCTGCAGAGATCAGACGTTCGCCATCATTGCGCTCGTTAAACCACCAGAAGAAATCCCTAAACTCATCATCATGAAAGAGGGGTAGGAACTTGCTCTCCGTGTCTCCTATGTGCCGTAGGAAGGGTTTTAGTCCATCATACATGGACACACCCTTGGTGGTTCCGTAGAGAGAGGTAGTCTCAAAGTATTTAAGATCTGTTCCATACTTCTCATCAAACTGTTGCTTCAGTTCTTTCGATGATGCTAATAATGCAAGCAACTTACCACCCAGATAATTATATCCGAAAGGTTGAGTAGGAACGATATTGAAACCCATAACGAAATGAGCATTAATATCGACAAGAGATTTAACTTCGCCAAAATAAGTATTACGGGGTTTGCTGTTGATGGTGGGAGAACCAAATCTAACAACACCAATAACTTTATTAGTGTTTGTTTCGATTACGATCCACTTCAAAGTTCTACCTGGAATTGCCTCCTCAATAGCATTTGATGCTGTGAGGTTCAAAGTCTCCGAATACAACCACTGATTATACCTAGATGTTGTCTTTGGATTAGTATCTACCGTATGAATCTCAAAATTCATATCACTTGGATGCATCTCAAAAGAGTCAAAGAACTCCATGTCTGCACCAAATAAAGATCCCGATCTACCTTGGATACGATCTTTCTTTACAAAACGAAGATAGTCGTCAATGCGGTTGAACTGAGTATAGTAATTGATAAATTTATCTGCGGCATATATCGCATCACTTTCGGTTAGTATCATTAATCTCACAAACAACATGAATATCAGTTCCCTTAGTTGCTTCTGCCATCTCACGATAACCAGATCCAACATAGATTTGTCCCACTACAACAGTAACAGTACAAATACCCCAGAACACATAATACCAATGGGATTTAATTTGCTTAATCATTTGAATTCACACTCACACATAATTTCAGTTAGACAAGCAAGCATATTTATTTCCTGATCTGCTACGAAGGCCCCTTGATACTGATACTTAGCAAGCACCAAGACAGCAGAAGGAATAGAGTTAGGAACAAGGGATTCGTAGCAAGCGTCATAAATGCGACGGAGAAGTAGATTATAATCATTGTCCAGATTATTAACGATCCACTTACGGACTTCGGGAAAATCTTTCTCTTTAAGTTTTTTAATGAGATCATTTACTTTTACGTCACTAAAGGTTGCAAGAATACCCGTGTCAATTTTACCGCTTGAGGAATAACGCTGACATTCATTCAGAACACGACGCCAATCTGGGAAGTGTTTGTTGATCAGTTCTACCAGGACTTTGTTATCATATTCAACACTTTCCGTATCCAAGATTTGTTGGATTCTCTTGAAGAACTGTGCGGCAAGTTGGGGTTTGCTTTTGGAATTGGTTGAAAAGTCAATACATGCACATCTTGAATGAAGGGGTTCGATGATTTTGTTTTTGAAGTTGCAGGTGAAGATGAATCTGCAGTTGCCACTAAACTCCTCAGTAAACGCCCGTAGGAGGAGTTGTACATCATTGGTTGTGTTATCTGCCTCATCAATGATGATGACTTTGTGTTTTGCAGTTGACGAAAGCGAGACGGTCGAAGCGAAGTTTTTCGCAGTGTTTCGGACAGTATCCAGGAATCGTCCTTCATCGGATCCATTGATGACATAAACATCTACTCCAAGTTCATTACAAAGTGCTTTTGCTACAGTAGTCTTTCCACACCCAGCAGGACCTGCAAGGAGTAGATTAGGGACTTCACCTTTACTCAGGAAGTCACTAAAAGTTTTTTTGATATTCTCTGGGAGAATACAATCTTCAATTGTCTTGGGGCGATACTTTTCTACCCAAAGGAATTCGTCACGCATAATAAAAGTTATACCCAGTCAGGTTTACGTTCGGGAATACGAAGATAATTATCGCATACCCAAGGTTTAGATGCAATATACATCTTGTACTTGTCATAAATGGATATTGAAGTATCCATCTTGAACTCATCAGGGCCTGCAAAAACAAAAGGTGTTGGATACTTGCCACTCCTTCCAGTAGGATCTGCACAGGGAAGGATTTCGTTTGCTGCCATCAAAGTATTGAAACAGGTATGCGGTTTACCATACCTCAGTGCATATTCATCACACAGAGCAAGTCCATGAGCAAGTAACCACCTCCAGTTGTTCACAAAAGAGTTTGCCCAAATAGTGCAGGGATGATTGCGAAAAGCACCCTTCTCCGTGGCATAGGGAGTCCCGTCTGCCTTGGGAAGAGTGCCAAATCCATGTCCCCATTTGTCAGAGCATACGATAGCAAGCATCTGACAAGTCTCTAGAGGCATCTTGACGATATGCTTATCAGGAAGAACCCTAGCTGACTTTAGTGGATCAGGATCAGTTACAAAGATGTTCATTCTAAAGGACGTTCAAATTGATTGGAAACAATGTCGGTTGCCTTCAATTGCTCTTGCATATATTCTACTGCCTTTTCTGGTTCTGCGGTATCCCCACAAGTAAAAACGTCACATACTGCCATACCCTTTTCAGGCCAAGTATGAATGCTGATGTGAGACTCAGCAAGCATAGCAACACCAGTTACGCCCTGAGGATCAAACTTATGTGTTGCCAGATTTAGCAGAGTTGACTTCGCTTCTTTTGTCGCATTGTAGAGAAGCAACTTGATATTATTTTCATCATCAAGTAGTTCAAACGGACACCCCTTAAGGGTAAAGAGAATGTGCTTCATCAACCAAAAGTAGAATCGGGTTCCAGGGCAATATAATAAGTGAGATTGTGATCTTTGCTAGTAAATCGGGAAAGAAGTTTTTGGGACACAACAACATCGTAAGTTCCAGGAAGAACCTTGATATTCTCAACCTTAAAGTTGAAAGAGAACTCAGACTCAGTGTCACCAACAACGATAGCAAAATCATTAGAGGTATCGTTCTTCTTATCACGAACAACCAGTTTGACAACACCATTCTCACCAACAGCGGAGAGATCTGGAAGTTGATAAACTGCTGCTGCTTTAAGTAGTTTATCCAGTTGTTGAGTGCTCACTTGGAAACAAACATCTTCGCTAGGAAGATTGATCGCCTTCTCAGGTGGAGTAACAATTACATTAGGATCCGCAAAGAAATACTTGGAACGCATTTTGCCTTCACGAATAATAACATAACCATCATTACCAAAATCCAATTCAGGATTCTTGTGGAGAGTCAAACCAGCAAGAAACTGATTCAGATCATAGATGCCAAAGTCCTTGGAGAATTCTTCATCAACAGTTGCTTCTGCAAGGATATTCTTCATCACACTAATGGTACGAAGTTTGTTACCCTCTTTAAAAAGAATAGACTGATTAATACCAGAGAAGTTCTTAAGAAGAGAAATAGTGGATTCAGATAGTTTCATAGGATTACGAATTTTCATCACTGGGGATAGATTTCACGCTGAGCGTTCTTATCATTAAAATGCATCAGAAGAACAGCATAATGCAAAATCTTCAAAATGTCACGTCGTGCAGTGCCCTTCTTATCATAACGGGATGCATACTTGAGGATATTACTGCGGCAGAAGGATTCACCATCACCACATGCTTCAATCAGATCAAGTGTTTGAATCTTATCGTCACCAGCAGAATAGTGCTGGTTATAAGTTCCATCAATATATTCTTTCAGTTCTTCGAGGATTTTGTCTTCACTGTACTTTTGCTTCTGAGCAGGTTTCAGGGTATCAGTACCACTAAAAACCTTAGAATTGGTAAAAGAAGTTGAGAACGAGAGAGTATCAGGGGAAGTATTAAATCCCCAAGATCCAAATGCTTCTGGAGAAGTACCCCAGAAATCAAAATAATCTGCTGCATTTGAATCAGTCACATTACCACCACTAAAGGTGATGGTGTCATTTGCTTCACCACCGAGAATGGTGACATCATTATTGTATTCAGACATAGTGTCAGATAATAAACTCCATGAGTTAGTCATAATTATATCAAGAAATCGTGGGTTCGTCAACTGGCAGTTCGAAATCTGCATCAACTTTATCATACAGTTCCAGGAATGCCTGCTTGGTTTCATCGTCAAAACGATTTACACAGACTGCAATAGACTTACCCTTATCACCGAAGATGGAATAAGCACGGATGATGTGAACCAGACGACGGGTAGAGATGACTTCTTCAATACCACCATCGTAGAAAGTCTTACGGATGATATCAGCCCAATCCACAAGTCGTTTGCAGAAGTCAGCATCATCAACACCAAGAGATTTTGCAACGTTGGAAACAATCCTGGTTTCACTAGTAGGAGTAGGATACTCCTGTTCAAAGGTTACTGGGAATCGCTCAAGGAATGCTTCGTTGAGCACGTTAGTTCCAATGAATCGTCCATCGTCTGAACCTTTGCCTTTGGTGTTGGCGGTTGCGAATACGTTGAAACCTTCTGCGGGCGTAATGTATTTGCCAATTTTCTTGAGGAAAACCCCTTTTCCTTCAAGAATCGACTGAAGACAGAGGATTTTGTTTGAGGCGAGATCGATCTCGTCAAGGAGCAGGACTGCTCCTCGTTGAAGGGCTTCGATGACTGGGCCATTGTGCCAGACGGTTTCGCCATTAACAAGACGGAAACCGCCAATAAGATCGTCTTCATCAGTCTCGATGGTAATGTTTACACGGATGAGTTCTCGTCCGAGGATGGCACACGCTTGCTCGATAGAGAACGTTTTACCATTGCCCGAGAGTCCCGTGATAAACGTAGGGTAGAAAAGACGGGACTTAATAATTTTTTTAATATCTGTAAAATTACCAAACTGGACGAAGGTATCATCTTTCTGGGGGATAAGGTTCTGTTCAACGGCAGGCAGTGCCGCAGGTGCATTATAAGTTACTTCCAGTTCTTCCACAGTCTCCTTTGTTACTTCAAGATTCCACTTGCCGCGACTCACTTTATATTCTGTCAGTTTGTTAGTGACAGTCTGGTAGTTAGAACCGTTCATAGCACACCACGCACGAACATCACCAGAGGTTACAGTTTCACCGTATAGTGCTTGAAGAGAAGTGCGGATGTAATCGGCAGAGAGTGCCATTGCTTTCTTTGTTTGAACTGAAGTCATTATAGGGCATGAAGAAGGGGGACTTTCGCCCCCCTGTGACAGTATTTAGAGTGTCTCTTTCATTTTTTCGTATTGGCACTGAGAGATAAGAGATGAATTATATCCAGGAAAATACTCTTCTACTTTTTTGGGAACCATCATTACTGTAGGCCAACCACTGGCAACATAGGTGTATATGGTTTTGGTTTCTTCATCAATAAAATGTGGCCAAGGATACTTCTTTTTTTTACTCATGCGATCAACTCCACAAACTCACCAAGAACTTTCTTATTTAGTTTTTTAGTCTTCAAAGACTTAATAAAGGCAGACTTAATTTTTGCTTTGGTTGCTCCATCATCAACTTCAAAGTCAGATTCCTGAGAAAGAGCAGAGGAGGAGAGTCCAAAGTAAGCATCATACCCAGAGTTTTTGATACAGAAACTCTTGTCTTTTTTCCATTCTGACATAGTTTCAAAAGAACAATCATGCAATCTCATAAATGATTTGGCATCACGCGGAGCAAGAACACGAATACCAATGAAGTTTGTATCTTTGAATTTATCTTTCAAATTACGAAGCAGCATATCAGTAAACTCATGCCAATAATAACCCATGCGATAAGTTGTGCCAAGTTTACGATCCCGAAGAAAAGTTTTTCCTGGATCAAGACGACGAGATCCAATATAAGGTTCACTATCCCATGGACGGTTAATTGTAGCATGGCGAGAGAGTTGACTTGCTTCACCATCAGTCAGAACAATACACTGAACTTTTTGCAATTTATTTTCCTTTTGGAACTGAGGAATAATCTGGTGCAAGGAACAAATTGCTTCATTCAAAGGAGTGCCCGAAAGTGACAATCTATCTGGAATAGAATACGCACATCCATAAATCCTAGAAAAATATCTAGCGACACGCCACATATTAAGCATCTGTTTTTCCAGTTCTTTAGAAGAAGTCTTACTTGTAAGAATGTTCATCATAGAGAAATCATCAGGAATACAAAATAGTCCTTCTTTTTTTTCATAGTGAGCATGACGTTGTTCAGAAATATGCTCCTCCTTTTCTTCATCCCAGTATGCGCGGCACCACTCATTAGTGAATGCATAGACATCAAAAGGAATGGAAACTTTTTTACAGAACCAGATTAGATTGTAAAGTTGTTTCATGGTATCTTCAAGGACACCCGACATTGATCCACTCCAATCAAGTACAAAGATTAATCCATGATTTTTACCATCCGCAAGAGTACTTACTTTCTTGAAGAGATCTTCATTGTACTTATAGGTATGAAGTTTGCTGCAATCTAGAACACCTGTGCGGGCGGTTGTAGAGCGAGCATAGGAATCTGCTGCCTTACGACATTCAAACTCTTTCACCAAATAGTTTACTTCTTTCTGAGCAGACTTTTTGAACTGGCGAAAAGCAGCATCAACAATTTCAAATGAGAACTTGTCATTGGCAAGATGATCATCAATCAATTTGTGAACATCTGCATTTTTTGCGATGATAGTATCAAGATTTACTTGAGGAATTTCAACATAAACATTATCTTGAGCGCAATTTGATACAAGTTCACGAAGATTATCCGAAAGAGAGTCTGCAGTATTAACCTCTGGTTCATCACTCTCTTCAGGTTCACTAATCGTTGATTGCGAATCATCAGTATCACCATCACTATCAATGTCGCTCTCTTCAGAAGAAGAGTCATTAGATGGTTCTGGTTGTTCTTTTTCACCAGATCCAGACTGCTTCGGCATTTCAACTTCGTCTACCTTCTCCTCTTCTTGCGCTTTCTTGCAATACTTGTAGAGAACTTCAGCAGCGAGGAGGGCATCATCAAAATCCTCACATTCATCGATAATGCGGATGATTGCCATCTCCTCTTCAGTAAAAGGGAGATCTAGAAAATTACCAATCTTGAAGTAAAGATTTGCACGATCTGCAAGATTCATTTTGCTGATATCTTCATCAGCAATAGAAAAGAAGTCTTCCTCATGAAGTTCTTGATAACCTCTGAAAAAAGTCTTCGAGATGCCAGCATACTTACGCTTCATCAATTTCTCAATACGTGCATCCTCAACCACGTTTACAAACTGTTGAGGTACTTTAACCTTCTCAGTCCAATCCTCATTGGGTGTGAATAGTGCATGTCCCACTTCATGTCCAACCAGCATGTCATATACAGCACTGCTCGCCCTATCCCAGATAGGAAGAGTCAGAACACGGGTGTGGACGTTAAACTGTGCTGTCTCAATCTGACGATGCTCTACGATCAGATCCTCAGTGGCAAGCAGTTTAGCGAGTTGAGATTTGATTTCGTGAGAGACAGTCATCGCGGAACATCATTCGTATGGACTCATAATACGACGAAACCCGCCTCTTGGACGGGTTCATGTGACGCTTCTTAAATTGTCTAAGAGACTCCCTTCGGGCCCTCATCATCTGAGGTTTGAGAGTTCGCTTCTGAGTTTTCTTAGAATGGTGCTGCCAATTAGGGATGTTCATCGGAAATTCCTTATGCAATCAATTTACTAAATCCTTTAATCTTTTCAAATCTGATGCTGTTATCAAATCTCTCTTCCATTCCTTGTTTATGAGAGATGACAAATACATTTGCATCTTGGATCACAAATCGAATGATCTTGAGAAATTCTTCTGTACCAAATCCATCAAGAGATGAGTCAAACACTTCATCCATAATCAACAGATTTGTGTTAACAGAGTTCTTGATTCTTGCAACCTCTCTCCAGGTAAACAAGAGTGCCAGATCGATCCTCATCTTCTCTCCCTCGCTGAAAGAAGCATAAGAAAAATCTTCGTGGATTGGGGACTGGACGGTTTCGTTGAATTCCTCATCAAGTGTGAAGTTAATGTAGAAGTCCATCATCTGAAGATAACGGTTGACTTGCTGATTTATCAGCGGTAGATACTTCTTAATGATTTTGGATTTGACTCCACCGTCTTTTAGTAGACTATACGAAAAATCGTGATAGTTAATTGTGTCCTTACGTTGAGCGAGATTATCGTATGTAGTTTTTAGACTTTCGTTAAGTGACTCTAACTTGTCATTCTCAACACTTCTGTTTGCAAGTTGATCGGTAATTCTTTGAATTTCCGATTCCAGATCTCTGATCTGTCTTTGACATCCAGCGATCTGAGTATTGTTTTTAGAAATGCCATGCGTTAAGGATGTAATCTCCTTTGATAGAATAGTGAATTGACGCTCTCGCTCTTCTTCCTTATTAATTGCTTCCTCTAGTTCTTTAAAACCAGATTGCAACTCCTTTGCTTTATTTTGAGCGTCGGTAATTCTATTTATTCTGAATGTCTCTTCAATGTCCTGATTACAGGTAGGACAAACCGTATTTTGTGTGAAAAATTTATGTTCTTTAGTAATCGTTGATACTTTGTTAGAAATCTTACCCTTAAGATCGCTAAGTTTACGAAGTTTTTCTTTTGCAGAATCAAGTCCTTCAATCTCTTTTGTCAACTTCACCACATCTTCTTCGATAGATGCATTTGAGTTCATGAGATTATTCTCTTCAGTAAGGAGTTCTGAAATCCTTACTTCCTTACTTTTAATATTTTCCTTACTACGATTCTCTAATTCATCGATAAAGTTTTTCTGCATATCGACTTTCTCATTGAGAGATTCTTTCTTCAGATCAAGAACTTTTACTTCATCTTTTAGAGTACGAATTCTATCTTTGATGACTGAGTTCATCGTGGAGAAGATACGAATGTCCAATAGATCTTCAATCACGTCTCTACGATTCTGTGCAGAGAGTTGCATGAAGGGAACAAAAGTGCTGCTACCCAAGATTACAATCTGAGTAAAAGACTTGTAGTTCATCTTTAGAACATTCTGCTCTAACCATTTTTGTTGCTCAACAGCAGCTGCTTTTTGATCAAGAACTTCTCCGTTTCTCCAAATCTCAAATACATTTGGTTTGATTCCTCGGATCACTTTCCAATCTACAGATCCAATAGAAAACTCAACCTCTACATTACAATCCTTCTCATTTGTAGAATTGATTAGTTGTGGTTTATTAATTTTACGAAATGGTTTTCCATACAAAGCAAAACACAGTGCGTCCAACACTGTACTCTTACCTGCTCCATTAGTTCCTACAATCAAAGTTGTAGAATCTTCGTTAAGTACAAGTTCAGTAAATTGATTGCCAGTAGAAAGAAAGTTTTTCCAGCGGATCTTTTCAAATGTAATCATGTTTAGTATCAGGGGGAATCACAACATCATTAGGTGTTATCACAATATATGGATACTCACGAGCATCACATATGTTAATCATCATTTCATCATCAACCTCTATGATGTGCATTTCAGGAGAACCTCCTTCTTCCAACATCATAGCATATCTAACCGCATCATCTTCTTCCTGGAAGATATACAAAATCTGCTCACCATTTGCATCCGCAACCGAATAAGCACCCTCTCTTTCTCTTCCTTCAATGGTTAGAATAAACATCTTACACTAATTCACATGCCTCTTGATAAACCTCATTAATCAATTTTGTAACGAGTGTCTTATCTAAATCAATTTCTGCTTCTTGAATATATCTATTCAAGATAGACAGAGTGTCTTCAGACTCAAATGCTTCAAAACTTTCATCCTCAATGACTTCAAAGTTTTCTACAACTTTCAAGTCTGCAACGTTTGCAGCATAAATTTTATCAATGAATCTTTCGAATTCTTTGGTGTCTGTTTTCTTGCGAACAATTACTTTTACAATTTTATCTTCATACTCACTTGCATCAAAAAGTTGATGGGGTGTATCTTCATAATAGATGTTGTAGAACATCCTGTAAGGATTATCTACATGAAAATGCTCAAGAGTTTCTGTATCAAAGATGGTGAATCCTCTCCGATCACCGACATCGTTCCAGAACATTTCGTATGGATTTCCCAAGTAATAGATCCGTCCATCATCCGATCGAGTGTGGTAGTGACCGCTGAAGACATGGGAGAACTTCTCAAATAACTTGCTCGACATACCATGATCCATGATGCATCCTCGATGAGCTCTAAATCCTGTGAGTTCAAGGTGCCCCATCGCGCAGTTGCAATCTGTCTTTTGAATAAGTTTGATAGTAGATTCTTCATTGTCTTTATTAATCCAAGGAACAAACAGAACGTTTAGATTATCTAGTTTAACTTCTTCTGCTTCAGAATAGGTAATAACATTGTCATACTCACGGAGAAGTAAATCAACAGCATTTACTTCATTAGTGTTCTTATAATAAGCAGTATGATTACCGACAATCGTATGAACAGTAATACCTAAACTTTGTAGACGATCATAGTAATTATCTTTCGCCCATGCTAGAGCAGAAAAATCAATACCTTTACGACTGTCAAAAGTATCTCCCATATCTACAATGGTAGTGATACCATGTTCTTCCAAATATGGGAAGAAGATGTCATTGTAGAACTTCAAAAAATAGTCATGAAATAACTTGGAGTTCTTACGGGCACCGAAGTGTTGATCGCTTATAATGGATACCTTCATCAACTGCGGAGCTTGGAATGCACGTTATCTTTGATTTGATTGTAGTCGGAGTAGTTCGATCCGTCAAGTGTATTGTTGTCGTCAAACACCTCACTGTAGCCAGATCGTTCGATAATCTTGTTCTTAATTTCTAACTGCTTCTTTTCTCTTTGGATCCTGCGGAGAAACGCATAATGAATGATCTGCGTAAAGTAAGCAAAAGGATTTTGGGATTTCTGAGGATCAAAATTATGAATGTACTGAACGCAATTTTCGATTCCATCAGAGATCATGTCCTCCTTGAACATGTAGTTTACAAAGTTTGGTTTGAAGGACAAGTGATTTGCGATCTTCAAGAAACACTCCCCAATGTAGCGTGGAATGGGAGGTTTTGTATCCCATCTCTGAGATCTGTCTTCTTTCGTGGGTTCTCTACCGTACTTCTTTATAAACGTAATTTCAACGTCACTCCGATACTCGACGAGAGCAGCAAGAAAGTCTTTGTTGTTTACGTAGTGTTCTGATCTTTTTCTCTTCGTCATACCAGGACTAATCATAAATGTATCTCATCACTATGTATGAATTATACCATTTTTATAAATGCTTGACAAGTTCTCAAATTGCCATTAGAATATCTTTGTCACCTTTGATAGAAAGGCTTTAGCTACTATAAATTTTTAAAGATCTTTTCTAAGAGATCTTTAGTATCGTTTACTTTGCCTAGGTATCCCATCTTTCTACTTAGTTCTGGAGTTCCCTTATTTACTTTGTCACTAGAGGTGACATATTTTTGATACATAAAGATCATTTCAATATCTGAAGATTCGGACATGGTAAGAACATCATTCATATTAATGATGAACATATCTTCAGTTGTTGTTTTTAACCAAGGTTCTATTTTATATCCTATAGAGGATCCCCCTCTGTTTTTAACTAATGATAATATAATTGGATTAGATATAAGTAGCACTGTCTTATCTTCCTCTTCAGAAGCTGCTACCTTGCAAAAGATCTCATCTCCACATTTTAATTTAATTGTTGCGTAGAAATCATCCTCTATCATAACTGCCCTCTTAGTTGAATGGTTATAATCTCATAATTAAATTTCTCTTCATTGTAGATTTTAATTCTTTCTATGAAGTGGTTGAGTGTGTAGTTCCTTCTTGTTTGAGTTGAACAATCATCTGCAATGTCGTATAATGTTGCCTTTACTTTTCCTTTTCCTTTTCTAAGAACTCGTCCAATACTTTGAAGATTTCTAACTCTGGACTTGCTAGGTGAGGCGAAGATAACATTGTGGAGATTTTTAATATTGATACCAGTACTAAAAGTTCCATAAGATGCGACAATGATTGCGTTGTCTTCTCTTTCGGTAATTTCTCTTACTAATTCTCGTTCTTCAGCATCAACACCACCGTGTACAAAAAATACTTTACGGCCCTCACTCTTGTTTTTATTTATCTTTTCATAGAGTACCTGTCCATGTGCCTCGACTCTTTGGAAAAGAACAAGTGTATTCCCTTTAAGATCTAATGTTAAGTTGCAAATAAACTTATTGCGTTGTTCGTGCGTGATTAAATACTGTATCTCATCCTCATAAGTATCAAATTTTTGTGGAGGATGTTTAAGTACAAGACATTGAATATCGAGTTGAGATAAGTGCCCCTGCCTCATTAACTCATCAGTTCTTGTTACCTTATACGATGGCCCAAATAACCCCTCTAACACCCATTTATGCGTCTGTGTGCCGTCTAAAGTTCCTGTAAAACCAAATCTATACTTTGCATGATGAAGTTTAGTCATGATCTGAATCAGTGATTTAGACTTGAACAGATGTGCTTCGTCACCTATAATACAACCATAGTCTTCAAAGAAAGATCTTTCTAGTTTGTATACGGATTGCCAAGTGGTAATAGTTACAGGGGCATCATTACTTTTTTCCCTACCAGAATAGATACGGTGGCAATATGAATCAGCATCCCAACCATAATCAAGAAAGTCCTTATACATCTGTTCTACAAGAGATGTCGTCGGAACAACTAGAAGAATTTTTTCACCTCTATCCACATAGTACCGTACTAGGGAATAAATCATCAGTGATTTGCCGCTCGCAGTGGGGCTTATCAATAACTTTCTATTATGCTTTAGGGCACCATATACTCCCTCAATCTGATATTTCCTGGGAGTATGGGCACATATGGAATTCATATAATCTTTGACGCCTTCTATGGAAATATGTTCATTCTCCTCGTAAGGAGTTCCATAGAATTTATTGTCTTCAAACTTGTATGAATATCCGTAATTCTTACAAAACGATACGATCTTATCTAACAGTCCAACATAGATTTGTTTAGAACGCATGTCATATAGATGAATTTCTCCATTCCAATTTCTACCACGATACTGTGGCATGAACTTGGCGTTGGGGACTTCAAATTTAAAATGATCTCTTAACTCATATTCGATATGAGGTTCAGTATTAATTTTTAAAAATACTTCGTTTGATTTAGATATAACAAGATCTGTTGTATTCACAATGATCAATCATCTATGAGTATTTATCACAAATCTGTGAAAGTATGTTCTAAAGTAATTCTATAAAAATGATCTCTCATTGCAATTAGATCCTCTTGTTCCATAGGATCTCCACCTGTCCACTTTTCACATGCTATCTTAAGTCCTTTGTGAATAATACGAACTGCTTCAATTGGTAATTCTAAATGGTAATAACTATCGTCTTCCATTACCCCAATCCTGCGTTAAACCGCATAAACTCTATTGCGTTTTTGATTTGATAGGTACGATTACTAATCTGCTTTAGTATACTCTCAATATAAACTAGCATTGTATCGTAATAATCAATCTTCAGCGAAACTCCGGAGAGTTTATCATCTGCATCTAGATACTTTTGCATAGTTTCTTTATCCCTAATCTTTTTGGGAAACGGATTCTCAATATAGACATCTGGATCTGCTTTGCCACTAAAATATTCATATCGTTCGTGACGAATATTCTTCCTTTGTTGTTCTGCTTTCTTTCTCATTAGAAAGATAGTATTGTACATTTCAAAGTACTTCGCATGGAGAGAAGGAATGTTTGTAGACTCAGTATGCAAATTATCCATATCAATCTTGGAGTCTTTTTCCCACATCTCTTGAAGTTTTTCAAGATCGATCATAATTATTTTTCAATATCGTATATAGTATACTTGAATGATACAGATGCTGTAAAGTATCCATAGTCTTCGCTAGTAGCATCAAATTCTAAAGAAGACAACCTATAAGGATATAAGTCTTTAAATTTTACTTTAAATGCTGTATTATTATTACTATTTAAAACTTGTAGTGTTCCATCAGAATATATGTTCTTCATACTTTCGTCGGGACTTACATCACTTCCTTTTTGAAGGTTAAAGATTTCATCTAACGATTCTGCATATCCTAATCCACGAATCCAGTTATAAACTTCGAAATAATTTTCAAGTCCTTCATCAACTAAGAATTCAAAGGTAAAATCCTCAAATTCAATTTTATCTCCTGGAACAGGAATATCTTTTAAATAAGTTGCTTGCACAGCATTTCCAAGTGTCAATGATGGAATATTGGCACGATTTCCAAAGAATGCAACCTTTGGTGCTTTATTTAAAACAAATTTAAACCCCTGTGGAGACAGAAAATTTCTATTTTCTACTTGATTATCATAGGGACTTCTTGTGGCATCAGACATCTTTTTTTAAATATTTGGGAGTTTATTCATAAGTAAATGTTTTGTTTTTGACTTTGGTGTCAAATTCACCAGTGCGTCCTGGCCTCATCTTCCCTACTTTAACGTTCTTACCCTTACCTGGCCAAGATGTTTTGGAGGTTCCTTTGAGTGTAGCAGATCCACCTTTCTTACGTTGGATCAATACTGAATCCTGATCGTCTTTTGCTGAACCTTTTACATTCTTTTTGTGCTTAAGTCCACCCTCTGTGCCCAGTTTCTCAACTGTCTTCTTAAACTTCTTCTTGCCCATCTTACCAGAAGAAACTACATGGGACTTCTCTCCCACTTTCTTCTCCTTATCAGTTCCAGGGTTCTCTGTGTATCTACCAGATACTTTTGTGGGGCCAGGCAGTCCAGCACCACGAATTCTTCTTTCAGTTCTCTTACTTCTTTCTTTATTTTCTTTGGAGGACTTATCTCCACGTTGTCCAGATAGAATTGCCATTCCACCCTTACCAGACTTGGAACGAATTCTATTCAGAGATGTCTCTTGAAGTTCTACAAATTCTGCGAATGTCCTCATCTTCCCAAAACTTTCTAACTATTTAGAGATATAAAAAAAGGGGAACCTTTCGGTTCCCCCTAGCACTTCCTTCACACGGATATAAATTATATCACATGAGGTTCTTAACCGCAACTCTTCTGTAGTAGCGGTTTTGGTTGACGTGCAGAGCGCCAAGTCCTTGGTTGGTTCCTTCAGCGAAGGGGTTCGCGACAAGGCCGTAGCGCGTCTTGAATCCGATCTTAGGCTGGAAGGAGTTCTCTCCAACTGCACGAACCATCTGAAGAGGAACGTATGGGCAGTAGAAGATACCAGCGTCATAAGGAGAAGTACCCTTATAACCAACAACGTAGTACTGGTTGCCTGGAGTTGCGTTAGCAGAAGTCAGGTTAGCAGCATAAGGATCGATGTATACACGATACTTACCTTGCAGAACACCAGCGAAGGTGTTACCAGTGTCATCAACGTTGAGGTTTGCGTTCAGCGCAGGGGTGTAATCGAGAACACCAGCCATGGTAAGTGCAGAAGCAACGTCTGCAGAACACATGATGATGTTGCCCTTTCCTCTACGAGTTCTTTGTGCGATTGCGTTAGCATCACGCTCGATTTGGAAAAGGAGTCCCTTGAACTTCTCAACACTCCAACGTCCGTTAGAGTCAACGTCTAAGTCAAAGACGCCAGCGGTAGCGGTGTTTTGTACAGCACCTTGCTCAGCAACCTTATAGATGGTTCTGATGACTTCGCGGTTGATTTCAGCAAGAATCTCAGTGCTAAGGATGTTAGCGAGTTCTGCTTCAGCATTCAGTCCGTGAATTGCCTTCAGATCCTGTGCCAGTTCCAAGGAGTACTCTGCTTTCAGAGCTCTGGACTTAGCGGTTACAGTGACTTTCTCGATCGAGAATGCCATCTGGTTGAATGCATCGTTGCCGGTGCCATCAAGGCTCTCAGCATCGCCAGTTTGCATTCCTTGTCCAACGTTATATGCGTTGGAGTTAGCAGAACCGACAGGGTTCAGGACAGATGGGTTAGTGCCGCTCTGAGCGGTAGTACCCATACCAGCGGTGCCATCGGAGAATCCACCTTCCAGATCGCGTCCGAAGTCCTGTCCAGAGAATGCGGAATCAACTTCATCGAAGAAGGTTTCTGCACCAGACTGGTTCTGATAACGGGAGCGCATCGCAAAGATGAGTCCAGTTGGGCCACTCATTGGTTGGACGCCAGCCAGATCATATGCGATGAGGTTAGGCATAGAGCGTCTGATCAAGGAGATCAGAACGGGATCGAAACCTGCGGTAGGGCCACCAGCAGCAGAGGAACCGGTGAATCCACCGTTACCTACTTGGTTGGTTGGTTGCTCGTTAAGCATTCCGCCATCGTTGAAGGCAGATTGCTCACGGAGGAATTTTTCTTGGTTTTCGAGCAGGACAGCGGTAACAGCTTTTCTATGGGGATCCTTGATTGATTCAAGGCCCTCATACTCAAGAAGAGGCTTCCACTTTTCCTGCAATTGCTCGGATTGGAACATTTGCTTTAAAGTTTAATGTTTACGTTTGATTTAATGTTGAATTCAATCACTTACTAAAGTTACCCAAAGTTCTCAGGTATGCATCCATCGAACCAGTAATAGAAACTGGTGCGCTGTCTACACCCTCAGACAGGGTTTCAGTTTTAGTAGTGGATGGAGTTGAGGAGAAATACGACTCCTTTAATGTCTCCAGTTTTTCACGATAAGATTCTTCACTTTCAAACTCAACACTTTCGGAAAGTGAAGCGAGTTTCTCTTTCTGAGTAGACGCAAGTCCCTCAGAAACGTCATCGAGAATACCCTCTGCAACAGACTCAGCAAGTCTGCCGTTCAGAGCAATATTTTTCTCAATTTGCTCGTTGAGTTTTGTCTCCATATCATCAAGTTTTTCTACCATGCTCTCAAGCACATCATATTTATCTTCAGGGATTGTTACATAATGTTCTTCAAAAAGACTCTTCATTCCGTTCAGGAATGATTCAGTCATATCAGTTTTTAATCCTTGCTCAACAGCAAGGGCATTTTCAGTGAACCACTCATCAGCGACGTACTCCAGATAGGAGTCCACACGCTCAGAAAGGGATTCTTTTGCTGCTTCGACTTCTTCCGAAAGCGCAGCAGCATACTGTGCTTCCAGTTCTTCTTTAATATCAGCAACCTTAGCATTGATTGCTGCTTCAAAGATAGTCTTTGCTTTTTCTTTGAACTCTTCAGAGAGTTCTTCGCCACCGAGGAGAGCATTAACATCTTCTTCGATGTCATACTCGGTAACAACTTCGTCCTCAGAAGTTTCTTCTTCAGCAACTACTTCGTCAGTTGTTACCTCTTCCTCTTCAATGGTATCTTCTACGGAGAGTTCTTCTTCTTCTTTCTTCATGGTAGGCATAGAATCTGCTGTTCTTGCACCTTTATTCACTACGTCTCTTACTTGCTTAAGAGTTTTGCCTGGTGTGTTTAATTTTGCCGAATCATCATCGGGTTTATAATTCTCAGGGGTAGGCCCACCAAGATCTTCGTAAGAACCAGCAACTGAAGTATCCATCGGATCTGCAGCTTTTGCTCCAGAATTAACAGCGGTTTTGGATTGCTGTGTCTTTACTTCCATTTCTTGTAATTTTTTACCACGAGACATTTTGACTCTCCGTTTTTTCCGTTTTTTAAAACTATATTTATTTATAAATTAATATATTTAATGAATCAGAGGTTATTTAGAAAATCATTAAATAGATCTAATTTTTTCTCATCAAGTTGTTTTTGAGTGACAAGAGTGTTGATCTCTTTGTATGTTTTTTCTGCAAATTTTTCGCGGAGAATGCCACCATCCCATACCCAATCCTTTCCTTCCATGATCCCCTCAACAAATGCATCAGGTGCAGATGGATCAGCAACGATGTCTGCAGCAGTTGCTAACATAAAATCATCGCCAACAATATTGACTCCTTCGCGAGTCATCTTCAAAGAACCAATACCTCTAGAAGAAACACCAAGTTTTACTCCTTCTTCAATTAAAGAAGAAGCAATTTTGCCCATTGGAGTGTTGAGGATTTTTGCTTTTCCAATGAAGTTAGAACCAGACTCTCTCAAAGAGACAATTTTGTGGGAAACTCTGTCAAGATTGACGGTTGGTCCATCCGGATGTCCAAGTTCACCAAGTGCTCTACCTGCTTGAACATGATTTTCGTTATATCTACAAACTTCCTTACGGAGAGTCTCCATAGGATACATTCTACCATTACGATTTTTAATGTTTCCTTGAAGGAAAACACCTTCAATGTACATGGATTTCTTGCCGTTTTTATTTTCGACAAGAAATTCAACTGTTTCGATTTCTTCCCTGATGAGTTTCATTGATTTAACCTGTGTAACCTACTTTAGCGGCTCTGGATGTACCAGTTCCATATACAACATCATTTGGTTTTTTCTCAACATATTCAACAGTTCCGTCTGGAACAGTGATAAAATTAGTTGTAGCTGCACCAACCAAAGTTGAGACGCCAACAGTAGCAGAGGAGCCAGAAACATTAACTACTCTCACTACCGTAGCTTGCTCTAATGAAGTAGCAGAACCAGCAGCAGTAGGGACCGCAATTTCATTACCGATAATTAATGTCCTAGCCATTGATAATCCCTAGTGTATGTTTTATTTATACTTACTCAGATTCTTCTTCAACATCAGCAATTTCATCTTCAAGTTCAGAATCATCACCAAAAAGTGAATCTGCTGCTACTGGTTTGAATGCATCAATTCTTTCTGCGGATTTAGAAAAAAGAATATCTTTGATTTTGTCACTGATTTGGGAAGGTGATTCATCAGCAGAAATCATATCTAAGAGTTCTTCCATTAAATTGTATAGTAAACGGTGAAATTATTTATATTTCCCCGCCTTTGGGCATTTTAATTTCGGGTGCCTCTACAGAAGAATCGTCAATTTCTGGTTCCATAACAGGCGCACCTAAATCCCCTCCTCCACCTTCAGGTTCAAATGGCATTCCTGTTTGTGGATCGATTGTTGCCGGATCAGGGATAACTCCATCCTTAATTTCCTTTTCAATCAATGCATCTTGCTCAATAATTTCCTCATCAGTCTGACGTAAGACATTACGTCTTACATAATCCTGAGAGTAATACTTACCAATATAGGGTTCAGCAGTTTGAAGAAGTCCAAGTCTCTCTTGCATCAACTCTGCTTCTTTCAGTTCTGCAAAGTGATTATCATAGAGGAAATCATATTGAATATGCTCACTCATCACATCCCAATCTTCTGGAGTGATGACATTCTTAAGAAGAAGTTGAGTTCTTAACATATCATTGAACACGTTGGAGAATCTCTTTCTCAAACGTCCAACAAATTTACTGAACTTGACTTCATCTCTCAGAATCTCAGAAGATCTTCCAAGATTAAATCCACCTTCACCTTCAATTCTTGAAGTAGGAACATTCAAAGACTTGAAAAGTTTTCTTTGAAAGTAATTTATGTCAGTGATTTCGCCAAGATTTTGTCCACCAGGAAGAGTGGTGATCTCAGTTCCTCTACCACCCTCACGCCTAGGAAGCCAGAAGTCTTCCATCATGGACATAAATTTTTTGTCATCACGAATTTCTCCTGTGTTTGCATCATATACAAGTTTGTTACGATAACGCATCATGACATCACGCAGATATTGTTCTGCCTTGACTTTTGGGAGATTGCCAACATCAATGTAGAAAATACGACGTTCTGGTGCTCTACTTAAACGATAGATAACCAAACTATCCTCAATCATTCTAAGTTGATTGAGTGCCTTGATTGCTTTGTGAAGATATGATAGAGTTGATCCCTTATTTCTATCTACTAGTCCAGAAGTGCAATAAGTGACTGAATCTTTTGATAATTTGATTGCTTTCTTGGGATCATTTCCACCATAACCAGAAGCAATAGTATTATTTGATGATCCTAACGATGGGTTATACATGAAGTACTCTTCCACTTCGGGGAAGTCATACGCTAACCTATCGTTTTCGGAATATTGAAGTTGTGCGGATCTTAAACTATCTGATCCTTTTTTCTTAAGTTGACGAACATAACGCATCTTCATTGCGTCAATATAACGTAACTCTTGAATGCCGTCTTGAGGATTTTTTAAATCAATCACCTTGTGGTAATATAATCTACCATCAACGTACCAATTCCTATAGATTTCGTGTGCTTTATTATTGAAATCAAGTAGATCGAGAATATACTTAAATTCTTTACGAATTTTCTTTTTGATGCCATCACTGGCATTCAAATTCGACAGTTCTATTTGAACAGGTGTATCATTTGTATCAGATACAACTGCTTCATTTACAATATCTTCTATAGCACCATCAACTTCTGGATGAAGTGCCATCTCGCGATAACGTTTGATCAGATCAAATTCTGTTTTATATACACCTTCAATATCTACATAGCTACCGAAAAACCCGCTACTCAGGTAGTAATTATTCTCGTCCCCCTCACTTGGGGGGACGGGAGATACTACACTGGGTGGGGTTTTTTCAGTATCTTCAATTGAAAATCCAAATAATCTAGTAGACATAATTACTATGCAATCGCACTTCTTCTGATATATTTATCAGATGATAACCTGTGTAGTTTGATCACTTGCGGCACCGCTAGCAGTGTTAGAACCAGCAATCCAGTACTGAACTTGGAAAGTCACACTGAACTCTTCAATAGCATTTTCATTATCGTAAGAAAGTTCAATAGGGGAGACAGCAGTTGGAAAAATTCCTTCAAAGAAATAAGTTCTCAAAGGATTGATGCCAGAAGTTCCAGCAGCATTGTTGCCATCCACACTATTTCTCTCAGCAAATCTGTTTTGATTGTACCCTCTGCCAAGTTGATTCACTCTAGCATTACCCATATAAGAATCTGGTTTTGTGGCACCAGATCCATCAGACAATTTACTGATACCGTTCATCCACTCTTCAAAAGAATTTCTCAGTTTGAAGTCTTCATCATTGATAACTGTTACTGTCCACTCGTCGAAAGTTCTGTCTCCAGCAACTTTTAATTCTCTACCTCTAAATGGAATAGAGATTGGAGCAATATTACTTCCAGGTAACTGAGCAGCCTTGCACAAAAATTGGAAAGTTTCGTTATCCCAGTCATCCGCGAATTTGAAGTCATCAATATTTACTTCAAAAAGGTTAGAGCGGGCCCCGCCGCCCTGTAGTCTGGATTTGAATTGAGAGATTGTTTTTAAATTTGCCATTGTTCTAAAATTTCTCCGTTTTGGTAATTATTTTAAAAAATCAAACTCTACCAGTTACTTCTTGGAAATCAACTCCAGTTCTAGTAGCAACGAACGTCAGAGTGACGAAGTTGATAGACTTAGTTGGTTTCAGGAAGATGTCTGCGCGGAATTCATTATTGTCAATCACTTCAGGGGTATTATTAGTTTCATCACAAACGACTCTGAAGTCAAAGAGTCCTCTTTTCGCTTGAATATCACGAAGATATGGTTCAACAACATTAAGGAAGTTGAATCTCGTGATCTCATCATTGAACTCAAATAATTGAGCATTAGCAATTCCTTCAAGTGCTTGCTCAACTGTGAGGAAGAGACGGCGAACATTGATTCTATCGAACGCAGAAGCAAAATTTAATGCAGTTCTATCACCAAAGAGGACAACACCTGCTCCAGGTTGATTGACGATTGAGTTAATTCTTGACTCATAGAGAGCATCTCTTTGTGCCCTATTAGGATTAAATGCAAGTTTAATTGCATTATTCAGAACACCTCTCTGCTGGCCAGCAGGAGAGTACCATGGGAATTGATCAATTTCAGTTCTAACCATCAATCCTGCTACATCAGCATTAGTAGGAATATAGCGGAATTGATTGTTAAATCTATCATACATGTACTTGTAACCAGAATCAAGAACCGCATATGAGGAACTTGATATGGGTGCATAGAACTTGACGACGTTATTAGTTTGATCTGATGCACTTAATACATTAACAACATTTGCTCTATGTGGAGAAATACAAGCAACACAATCCTTTCTCGCTTCAGCAATAGCGATTAATTTATTTGCTTTTGCTTGAGACTCTTCTTCGACAGTCAACCCAGGGCCATTGATCAAGAAGTCAACTTCAATCTCATCTTTGTTGGAGAAAAGATCATACGCAGCAGCAAGATCTCCAAGAGTCGCTGTCATTCCACCTTGATTGCTGTAGAGTTTTCCTCCAGCGAGGGTGTAAGTTATGTTTCCGATCGCAGAGAAAGTAACGTCTTGGGTATCCTGTGCCCAAAGTCCTGCAGCAGTGGTTACTGGCGTGAAGTCAGTAGAGAATCCAGTTGCTCTTGGTGCAGTTGAATAGTACGAATCAGTGTATGCAGATGGATTTCTTCCTGCATAAACATATCTCGATCTTTGTGACAGGATATCTTTGTAGTAACTTCTTTCTGGAGAATCAACGGAAGATACTCCATCTGCTGCCTTAGAGGCGAAGAGGTTTTTCTCAAGAACCGATCCCTTGACTCCAGTAATAGTTCCATTGTCATCAATGACAACAATGTGCATTGCGTCACCTTTACTATTTCTGTCCAGACTGAACTGGTTAGTTACAGGTTTTGGTGCAAGTTGTTTCCAATAAATCGTGGAGTTTGTAAGAGAAAGTTGCTGACTATTGTACCAGTCAGTCACTGTTCCAGCAGTTCCTGGAAGAGCAGTAACATGCCCACCACCAGTGTTAACACCAGAGTTGTTAACAAAGTGAATTGTATCTCCACTTCCGAAGGAAGAGAGAGAATCATTTTCTTTGTAGTCGATCTTAGTCTCAGTCCCTGCAGAAGATACTCTAGAAACGATCTTAACATCAATCGTAGAAGATCCGTTTACTGCATCAGTGGTAACACCAGTGATAATACCTTTCAGATGTCCTCCGATAGTGGAGGTGGTGCCGACTCCAGCGAGAGTGCCACTCAGAGTAGTGGTAACACCGAAACCGATCGTCATACCAGCATTGCTAGGATCGGTGGTGTTAATTCCAATCGTTTGATCTGCCAAGTCATCAATAAAGCAGATTTTTAATCCATTACCCCAGGTTCCGGGATTCTTTGCTGCATAAGTAAAACCAACTGTTTCATCACTGAAATTGGATTCATAATCATCAAAGTTTTTAATCTTTGCATCAGTTGTGCTTGCAACACTTACACCAGCATTTGCGTTATTGAGGTTTGTTCCGTTTGTTCTTACGACTTTGAGAACTCCTCCATAGGAAAGAAACGATGATGCGGACATCCAGTACTCGTAATGAGTATCTGTTGACATTGGTTTTCCAAAGACATCAATAAGTTGCTGTTCCGTAATGATGTCTGTTGGTTCATCTACAGGGCCAATTTGAAATGGTGCTGCAATGGCACCAATGTTTGCAAGTACATTATCAGCTCTACCGACTGTTAGATCAACTTCCCTAGTAATCACTCCAGGAGATAATTGAGGAGTCGCCATTTTTTTCTCCGTAGTCTCAGTTTATCTGAAAATATTTATTAAAATAAACTTTTTCAGGGAGTAAACTGGACGTGAACTACCAATCTGGATATGTCCAATCAGTATGTGGATCTTTCTTCTTTTTATTTTCTACAATTCGTTTAATCGTACACTCTTTACATTCATAAGAGTATGATGATGCGACTGGTCCTTTGTCTTTTCTTGTTCTATAAAATCCGTCTATTAGATTTTTTACTTCTCCACAAGTTCTACATTTTCTATCATTAAGTAGAAGATGTCCTAGCTTTATTTGTTTGTCAAACTCCATTATCGATAATTCCACATGTAGTCCATTCCACCTGCAGTTTCTCCATATTCTGATGCGTTATACCATCTATCTCCACTATTATCAGTAAAACTTTCTTCACCCAATCCATCATCTAGAAAACCAAAGGGTGCCATGTCTTGTTCGATTTGATTTTTCTGTTCTTCGTATAATCTCTTACGAACGTCTTGATCAGTAAGTTCTTTGAAGTAGTCCATCTGGACTAACCATGCATAAATGACAAGGCACATTGCCAAGTCATCATTACATCCTTCTTCTGCTTCAAACGAATTATGCTTTGAGATGAAAGTTGTCAATTCAGAAATAATCTCATAATCATTAAAGATCAACTTATCTTCTTCAATCAGAGTTTTTAAGTTTAAAGATCCAACCTTCTTAACCGTCTTGGACATCTTGACACCTAACTGTGTCTTTTTGCCAGAGAATCCTTGGCCAACAATCTGTCCTGCTCTACCTCGCATAGAACACATCAACAGATTCTGATACTCAAGATCATACTGAAGAATACTTGCAACCTGATCTCCAATATCATTCACCTCACATAAGATGAATGCACTATTATAGCTCTTCGCTACCTCATAGATGATATTGGGGAATAACATCGGTTTGATATCATTGTTTCTATATTTGGCAACAACTCTGTGGGGAAACTCAGTAATGTCTACAACAACAAATGCAGAGTAGTCTTCTCCAACTCCCCTTGCAACGTCAACTGTCATTACATAATCATGATTTTCTTTTGATGGCTCATATACATCTAATCCAGCATTTCTTTGAATTGGATTATCATAGATAAGAGTTCTTAATTTGCTTGGTGCAATCAGAGTATCAACAGATCCTAGAAACTCACATTCAAACTCAACCTTGAACTGTTGTTCCGAAGTGTTGGCAATTGTGGTTTCTTTCCACTTTTCATCTCTTCCTGGAACTTCACTCCAATGAACATCAGTTGGAATATATTCATTCTTCCTCTTCTCCGCATCGTGCCACATACGGTAGAAGTGATTCATACCGTGTGGGGTAGATACGATAATTACTTTGGTGTTTTTACCAGAAGTAATAGTAGGATACACAGAGGCAAAGAACGAGTCAGCAACGTGATTCGGGACGAATGCGAACTCGTCGAGAAAGAGGATGTTGAATGACATACCTCGGACAGCACTCGCAGACGTAGAAGCTGCCAATATCTTACTGCCATTT